GGATTAGTGATATACGGTGTTATATTTGCAGTGGCGTTTATGATTGGAAAAAAGATTTTGTTTAAACAATAAAACAATTAATTAATTAATTGTTTTTCTTATTTACTAATATATACAAGGGGTGCAAAGCGATTTTTATCGATAAGAAGTGATAGCGATAAAGCAAAACAGTTTTCATTCATTGAGACAAAGACAAAACAAAGAAAGCAAAGCGACCCTTATCGAGGAGGAGCAACATCGACGAGACAAAAGTAATTATTTTATCTATTACCTATATGATTATTGTATATATATATTAAAAAATTGATAATGTAATAATTAGAATATTTATAGTTATAAATGTTTGAAGATGTTTTGCATAAATCAAAACTACGATTATAAGAACTTAATTGATCCAAATTATGGCAAATGCCAACGACTAAAAATTGTTAATTTCAACAACAAGTATAGTGATATATTTAATCATCTAGAATCAAAAACAGTTTGTCATCTACCATTACCACTGCTATTAAATGAAGTATATAATCATGTATATGAACCATATATGGATTCACAATATTATTACTTATTTCATACGCATCTAACTACTAGTGATAATTTAATAAAAACAATGAATGACATAATTAAATATTTATGCGAGTTATTTGACGAAAAAACGAAGGCGATTAACAATAAATTAAAAAACATAGATACAAATAATCTAATTCATGATTTTATGGATGAGTATAATAAATACATAACTGGCAAAAATAATTTACGCAAAGTACTAACTTATATGAACAATCAAATTAAATTTATTAATGACAATGACTATTGTATAGTAGATACGCTATCTAGTTATTATATGTTTATAAATGTTATTCATCAACAATATCAAGACAAATTTGGATATACAAAATATTTGTATAACTTGTTTGGTGGTTTGATTAGTACTGGAAAATATACGGCTATTATAGATATTATAAAAATAAGCAATTTTTATACGAGGTTCGCTAAATATCTAGAACGAAAGAACCAAACAGAAAAATTATTAAAAACAAGTGATGAATCATTAGATGTGTATGATACTTCTTATTTTACAGATTTTATGAAAGATATTGGTAATGACATAAATGTTATAAATATTATAAATGAAAAAATCAATATGTCAATATTACACTTATACAACACTCTAGATAACAATATTCTTAAATTAGTACATAATATAATAAGTATTATTAATGTAATGGACGTTAAATCTATTTTTGAGATTAAATATATATATAATTTAAAACAACGTTTATTAAACATATTTTATCGAGGAGATACAGTTGATATAACTAAAACGAAAAAAATACTAGGTGTGGAAATAAATATTGCGTTTATATTTACGTCAGTAGAGTTTAAAAATACATTAATTAAAATGATCGACGATATATATATTGGTCAAGTTACGTATGGCATATATTCACAAGTGGAATGCTTATTTACTGGTGATCGATATAAAGAGATTGATCCTAAAAAATTAAATAGAGGATTATTTCATGTAGTACCGTTATCTACAAAATGGGGATACTCACCATCATTAGCTGTATTACATCCAAAAGTAGATGTGTTCTTTAATATGTATAAATATTGTTATTCAGATATATTCCAACACCGAAAACTAACATGTAATCCAGAAGAAAGTGCAGCGACGATTATAATGAAATTTGAGTCAGGAACATACGAAATCATATTAAATTTACTCCAACTTTCGATTTTGTTTATGCTAGAAAAGTGCGAATTTAATGCGTATCAAATAAAAGATTCGTTAAATATCAATAATGTTACGTTAACAAATGTTCTTAGAAGTTTATTGCAATCTAAATTAATTCGTCGCAAAGAAGGTAAACTAACTGATATGTCTGTTCCATTTTATATGAACACAGAATTTAAGAGCGAAAGTAATAAAATATTACTGTTTATGAAGTATACTAACGAACTAGAACAAAAACAACAAATAATGATCCGAAACAAATTGGTTAAAATTATTCATGATGCTAAACAATTTATTTCATTAACTGAAATTAATAAATTAATGGATAACGTAGATAAAGATGAAATTAAGAAAATAATAGACAATCTTCCGATGATAAGAAAAGAGATTGTTAACGAAAAAACAGTATATATCTATGATGAATCTGATGATGAATCAAGTAATGATGAAGAGAATAATAATAAAACGAATATTGATGAAACGAAGGTTGAACTAACAAAAACAGTTGTTGATCATTCATCTGGTGAAATGATAACAAACATGATCGAGCAGAATGTTGAACTTACAAAAACAGTTGTTGATCATTCATCTGGTGAAATGATAACAAACATTATCGAACAGAATGTTGAACTAACAAAAACAGTTGTTGATCATTCATCTGATGAAATTTTCAAAAACATTAGTGAACAGAATGTTTTTGATCATTCATCGGATAAAATGATCAAAAACATTAGTGAACAGAATATTGAACTAACAAAAACAGTTGTTGATCATTCATCGGATGAAATGATCAAAAACATTATCGAACAGAAAGACGAAAAAGACGATATGAATTAGAACCTAACGTTAAAGCAGATTAATTGTTTTATCAATCATAATTATTTATGATTAAAAAATTGAATAAACAAGTTCATATTTAATAATGATATATTGTTTATGATGTCTATAGTCTCGTCCGCACATTCGCTTGTCCTCGATGAGAGCAGAGCTCCCCTTATTGTAAATCCATTTTATCCTACGCATATAGAAACAAAGAAGGGAGACCAGTATTTTGTAGTTGGATTTAACAAAGCAGATTATACACCGTATTATAAAAAACTATTAACACATGATGAGTTTACATATTTACAAAAGAATATTATATTATTTGCGTGTTCCAAAAATATTCAACGTGTTAAACATTTTGCAAATATAATGTCTATGACAAAAAAAGATAGTATTCATGGATTTAAACATTATAATATGAACATATATGTTACAAATGAAGAACTTAATGACGTCGAAGATGAACATAGTTATTCCAAAGTAGAAAAAGAACATGTAAATCTTATTCCGATGTTAGAATTTGATATTAAAATGGTTGCGAAATTTGTAGAAGTATATTCCAAACCGACGTTACATGATGCTTTTAAATTAGCATTGATGGCAGATAGTTTTAATATTGGTACGAATTCATTATTACGACGTCAAATCGTTGACACTATTAATTGCAGTGGCACTACACAGTATTGGACGATGGCAAATAATCTGTATTTAAACAAAAATGAATTATTCAAACACAGAACATTTTATCAAAATCCAATTGTTGAACTTAATATAGAAGAAACGATAACACCTGAACCAATTGCAGCTGATAAAAAAGGATATGCAATTGGACAACTTGATTTTGAAAAGAAATATGTTGATTTTGGAGTATTAAAAACAGACGAACATGTGGAAGAACATATTAAACAGATAAAATCAATATATTACATGTTAAAAGAACCATGTGATTTGGATGCAAATGTTATAATGGGATATTTAACCTCGTGTTCCGAATTAGAAAAGCATACATTATATTGTAATTTATTAGTGTCCAAAAGATATTGTCATTTAGCGTTAGACGAGCATGTATTACATTATATGAAAGAAAATATTAAGCAAAAACTTGGGCTATACAAATATTTATTTGGTTATGCATTTGTTTGTATGTATATTGAAGAAACGATTCGTAGAACAAGATCCGAGAAAACAAATAGACATGTATTTACATTACAACAAGTAGAAGAACTGCCGATTTTTCCATTTTTAGCAACTGACCCGCATCAAAATCCATATACTTGTGCATTATATTCAAATAAATTAATGGATATGACACATAATACTGAACAATTGTATATGTTAGATGATTATGCATATTACGGAGTTGATAATATTGATAATATAAGACGTAAATTAAATGTATTTATTGCTGGTGATATGGATGTTGATATATTTAAAGATATGAATTGGGAACATATCGCCATATGCGGAAGTTCAATATCGGCATGTATACCAAAACAACATCCACTTTTATTAAAATTTGGTTCGATACACAGCTGTGTGATTGCTGATCAATACGGAGATAAACGTACTTTTAATAATAAATATAAAGAATATTTCGATACATATTATGGAGATAGTAAAAAGAAAGATACAATTAAAAATTCGGATGTAGACATTATTATTACAGAATCAGACACCCATTTGTTTATGGATCGAGCAGAACATATATTTAATATTATCAATACTAATTTAAAAAATTTAAACAAGCAATTAGCATCTATTACTGCAACTAAAACTACATTAGTACAATTTAATCAAATATATATAGAGAAAGTATTATCAAAATCACCTGAATATGAATATAATATAAAACAGTTATCTGACAAGAAAGAATTTAACAAAAAACAAAGTAATCTTAAAGATGATATCTATGATGTGTATTATATGATTAAAAAGAAACTAAACAAGGAAAATCGTAAAACATATACAAATAATTCGCAATTATATGACATGTATAATAAGATAGTTTCATGTGATGAAATTGAGTTTGAACTAAATGACGAAATCATTTCAAAGAAACATGAATATTCAAATGGATATATTACGTTGACGTTAAAAGATTTTTGTCCTACTTATAACGAAACGGATGGAAATAAAGTAATATTCTGGATATTCGAGTCGATCAAATTTAATATACAATCGCCAGATTTATTGCGTCCGATAGAGATCTTCAGAACTAACTATCAAGATCCATTTTCGAAAGTAGCGATGTTTCATTTGCCGATTGTGCGATGTTATTATGATGGAAATAATATTTATATGTTACCATCATGTGTAGGGGCATTAATGACTGGATGTAATATTGATTATAACTATCATCATGGACAACAAAATAAAGTTGATATATTTAACAAATATAAATCTCGTGGTTATGGAGTAATATTAAACAATAACGAGATTAATTACGTAAATAAATTTAATAGTATTAATGAGTTTAATAAACAAAGATACAATAAATCGTTGGAGGGATGTGTCGAATTAAATCACACAATATACGGAATAAATTTAAAATATGAAGGTAATTATCAAAATGTAAAATATATTAAAGATATTATCTCTCTAAATAAAAAATATCCAACACATCCGTATTTAGATGCAACTCAATTTACAACGATTGATGAAGAAGGTAACGTGAAAAAACTACAGAAGTGGATCATAGAAGCGATGTATTAAAATTAATAATTTAGATTATTAATTTCTAAATTTATATTATTGGTTAATGCTGAAAGCATTTCCACATTCTAAACATTTAGCAAAAATCGTCATAGGTTCATCGGCAGATCGAGTCTGTGCCATTGTAACATGAAATTTTCTGGCTTTGCATTTATGACATTTAAACATATTGCTAACAAATACTTTATTATTTTCATCAGTTGCTTTTAATTTCTTAATATATTTATCCCATTTATATGGATTTAGTTGATATGGTAATAAAAAAGCTATACTTGGAGCAGATATTTCTTCTTTTTTGATTTTATTAATAATTCTTATGTCTTGTAATACAGAGATTATATAGTTTAGTTTGTCGTTATATATAGCTTCAAATAATGAGCTTTCGATATTATTTGATATAACAAAATTAGTTGTATATCGATGAATACTCTCTTCTATAATATTTGATAGTTTAATTCCATCTACTAATTTATTTATATCCATCATGTTAGTATTTCTAATTGCGAATGGTATAAATATTGTTTGTTCTGTTATATCCATTAAGTATAATTATATTATATATTCTATTGTTTATTTAACAATTTTTTCGATTGATATTATATAATGGAGATATACACAGATAACGAAATTAAATTAATGTTAGATAATATGAATAATATATTAAAAGAAATAAAGAAAAAAGTAAATACTACATTAGAACCAACCGTATCAGAAATTAATAAAATAGCAGATGTTGTATTAAAATATGTTAAAAATAATAAACTTATTATTTACGGTGGAACTTCTTTGGATATGGCTCTTAAATATAAAAAAGATTCTGGTTTATACGATGAATATGATATGCCAGATATAGATTTTTATGCGGATGAACCATTGAAACATATGAAAGCCCTATGTGATATATTATATAAAGAATATGGATATAAAGAAGTACAAGCTAAGGAAGCTGGACATCCTGGAACATATAAAATTTTTGTTAATTTCAAAGATATAAGTGATATAACATATGTACCAATAAATATATATAAGACTATTCCATTTATTGATATTGATGGATATCGAGTTGTGCATCCAACATTTGCGTTAATTGATTACTATCGCATGTTATCAGATCCATTAATAAGCTCTGTTAGATGGGAAAAAGCTGTAAAACGAATCTTATTAATACAGAAATATTGGACATTGCATAAAATAAGTAAAGAATTATATTTTTCACAAACTAAATATCCAGATATAAGAAAATATATATTTAAAGACGCACATGATAAACCGTCGTTATTGATTGTTGGTTATGAGGCGTATAATCAAATGATATTATATTCTCGAGATGAAAAGATTAAACCTATTAATGTTCCATATTTAGAAATTATGTCTACAAATTATGTTGAAGATGCACAATATATATTACAAACAATAAGAGGAAAAATCGAAGATCAAAACAAACTCGAAATAGTCGAATATTTTCCATTTTTTCAATTTTATGGATATAATATAAAAGTACTATATGATGGGAATATATTATTACATATGTTTGATCATAATAATTTATGTATGCCATATGTAGAAACAAAAACAACTCATGGAATATTACGAATTGCATCATACGATATGCAAATTAAATATAATTTAATTATGCATTTTAGAAAAAAGGTTGAAAATAGAAAATCAAAAATTAAAAACGATGATTATTACGCAATGGCGTCTCAGTTAATAGAGTTAAAAAAATATTATTTTAGAAAAAATAAACAAAAGAATATATTAAGCAATACATTATTTAAAAGCTTTGTCATTGATTGCGTAGGTTTAACATCGGACCCTAAGCGAGATAAAATATTAAAACTTAAACAAAAACATGAAAAGGGAAAATATCCATTTAAATATGAACCATCTGTTGTTAAAAAAGATAATAATATTAAATATATATTTCCGAATATGTCAGGTAACGAAATTAATAATGCTGGTTGTCTTAAAGTTACAAAACAATTATCTCGATGAATGAACACTGCTTTGCTGTTTTTATTCATTGCTCCTCCTCGATAAGGGACGCGTTGTTCTCTTTGTCTCGTAATAGAAAACATAGAGAAACTTGTTATGTTGAGTTAAAATAAAAAATGATTATATAACAGTATATGTATATATAAATATACATATATACATATAATGAATAATCATGATATAAAGCTTTATTTGTTAAACGAAAATAATATTTATATTACACGGGATTTTATTGAAAAAACTCTTATTAATTATGGTTTAAAACATCGAGTGCAAGATATGCAGACGTTTCAACGATCATTTATTCATAATACTTATTTAATCAACGATCCGCTTTTATATAAAGGTAATCGTATAGGGCAAGTATTCGAAAAAGTTAAATGTCCCATACAAGATATTAAAAAAGTAATACCCTTGCAAAAAAAATGCTATGAACAACTAGAATTTATTGGTGATGCTATTATACACAACATTTTAGCAATTTATCTATATAAAAGATATCCAACTCAAAGAGAAGGTTTTTTAACACGACTGAGAGCGAAATTAGAAAAGAAGGAAACTTTAGCATCATATTCTAAAATTTTAGGTTTTGATAAATATGTTATGATATCAAAATATATGGAAGTAACAGATGGTAGAAACTCGATACATGTTTTAGAAGATGTATTTGAATCTTTTATTGGGGCACTATCCCTGGAAGTTAGTTTTAGCGATTGTTATATGTTTATAATCAACTTTATAGAAAAAGAAGTAGATATTGCAGAAATGATACGTGATAATAACAACTATAAAGACACGTTATTAAAATATCATCACAAAGAATGTTGGCAAGATCCTAAATATATATTGAAACAGGAAATAAAAATAGAAGAACAAAAGATATATTATGTCGTTTATGTAACTGGTAAAGACGACAAAGAATATGGTGTGGGAGAAGGAACATCAAAAAAGAAAGCAGAACAAGACGCTGCTCACGACGCACTTATTCAATATAAAGTGTTAGATAAACATGACAATATTATACCATCTATTCCAAAAGTAGGAAAAAAGATTAATAAACCGATTATCACAAAGAAAACTTAATAATTATAATAATAATAAATTAGCAATCAAAATAATATTATTTTTAATATTAAAAATAATATAATCAATTAATATAAATGTCCAAAACTAATTTGAATCAATATATAGACTTACGTATAAATGGACAATTATTTCCTACGTGGATTATGTCAAATTTTAAAAAATATAAGCTACCTGATTTTTCACGTACGGAAGGAGAAGATCCGTGTAAAACTAAGATTGACGAAAAGAAAGAATTACGTACATATCAAAAATTTTTAGGGCAGTATTTATCTTATGATTCACCGTATAGAGAAATATTATTATATCATGGCTTTGGTGCAGGTAAAACTGTATCGTCTATTAATATTATGAATGTGCTATATACGGCACATCCAATGTGGAATTTTTTTTTATTAATCAAAGCATCTTTGCGAGATGATCCATGGATTAAAGATTTAGAAAAATGGACAACGGAACAAGTTATGTCTAATATCTATTTTGTACATTACGATTCACCATATGCAGATAAAGATTTCTTTGAAGCTGTTAAAAAAACAGATTCTGCGAAAGATAATTTGTATATAATTGATGAGGTACACAATTTTATTAGTAATGTATATACTAATATTAAAAGCAAGGTTGGAAGAAGAGCACAAGCGATATATGAATATATACAACAACAAAAGAAAGATCAGAAAAATACACGAATTATATGCTTATCAGGTTCTCCCGCAATTAATTTTCCATACGAATTATGTATGTTGTTTAATTTGTTAAGACCAGGCATATTTCCTAAAAACGAGGAACGATTTATGCAATTATATACAAACGGTAGAGAATTAACCAGTAAAAATATGTTTCAACGTAATATATTAGGTTTAGTATCATATTATATTGGTGCAACTCCAGATTTGTATCCAGAGAAAACTATTAATTACATAGATGTCGAAATGAGTAAATATCAACGGGATATATACGAAACATTAGAAGAACAAGAAAAAAAACATAGAGGAGATTATAGAACAAAAACGAGACAAGCGTCGAACTTTGTTTTTCCACATATCAACTCTGATATAACTGGAATTAATCGTCCACGAGCTAGCAAATTTAAACTAAGCGATGATATTCTAGAAGATATTGATAAAGGAAAAGATAAGGATAAATTATTACTTTCTCAACCAGAATTAAAAGCTTATTTGAATACAATCTCAAAGTTTATTGGTGAATTTAATGAGTTTCTCTACAAAAAGAAAGAACTGGATAAAGAAAAGAAACATACTATATATGACGATATTAAAGTATATCATGAGATAGCCAAGAAAGAAGGAAAAGTTAAATTAAAAGAATTTATGAAGAAAGATCGCTCAGAAGTGCTTAAAATATTATATGAGTCATCTGCTAAAATGACATTGATATTATTAAATATTACGATGACAAATGGAACATGTTTGGTTTATTCAAACTTTGTAAGAATGGAAGGAATCGAAATATTTAAAATATATCTCGAACAAATCGGTTTTAAATCTATCTACGATAAAGCAGAAACTAAACATAGATACGCCGAGTTTACAGGAGAGATAGAAAAACGAGAACGTAAACGTATATTATCAATATTTAATAATTTGGATAACTATAATGGTTCTAAAATTAAAGTAATATTTATTAGTATGGCTGGAGCAGAGGGTATCAACTTGTCTAACGTTAAACAAGTTCATATCACGGAGCCGTACTGGCACGAGAATAGAATAGAACAAATGATAGCTAGAGCTATTCGATATCGTTCACATTGTGCGTTACCGCCAGAAGAGAGAAAAGTAGAAGTATATAGATATAAATCTATACGTAAAGAAAACTGGACAACAGATCAATATATTGAAGACATAGCTAAAACTAAAAATATGATGTTAAGAACTTTTTTAGATTCAATGAAAGAAGTAGCCGTAGATTGTCATTTGTTTAAGGGATATAATATGATAAACAATGAATATTCTTGTTTTCAGTTTGAAGAACCATCATTATTTTCTAAATATATAAGTCCAGCGTTTAAATTTGATATAAACGATAATATCAGATTTGACAACGGTAGTAATAGCGTAAAAGCGGTTACGTTAAAAATTAAAGTTATGAAAATTAAAGCTGTTAAACAACTAACTAAACAAGAAGACAAATATAGTTATTCTGAACCAGATGATTATTGGTATTATGACAAAACTGGTACGATATATGATTATGATTTATATTTTCCGATAGGTAAGCTAGCGTTGGGAGATAAAGGAGAACCATTAAAATATAACGATAGTACATATATAATAGATAGGTTAATACCTATTCCAACTATTGTATAAAATTATTATTAAAATATAATTAGTTATATAAAATAAACACGGCTAACCGTTTATTACAAATAAAAATCTAAATAATTATTTAACAATCATCTCGCAAAATTTGAAACTTATTATTTTTTACAAAATAATATATTTATTACTAAATATCAAATTTAAACTGTAAACTGTCGTTACAAAGTCTAATAGATAATCCGAAAGAACTATTAGAATTAATTGATTCATGTTTAAAACCGAAACAAGAAATATGGTGAGGTAGGGACACTATTTAAATTAATAAATGAAATGCTTGATAAACTACCTAAAAACGTATGGAAAAATAAAAATTATAAGTGGTTTGATCCAGCAAATGGAATGGGAAACTTTCCGAATAAAATTATATAGAAATAACTAAATTAAAAAAATCTTTAGATATTTCTAAATACAAGGGGAGCAAAGCGACCCTTATCGAGGAGGAGCGATAGCGACGAAAATTATAGTTAGCAAAGCTAACTATAATTTACGCTGAATGAAAACTGCAAAGCAGTTTTCATTCATCGACGAGACAAAAAATATAGTTAACTATATTTTACGATAAGATAAAATTTGTATGATTTTTATCTTGCAAAATTTGTTTCCTTATTAATTTCACTTTCTACAACACCTATTGTAAATGTTAGTTTATTTTGAAATTCATAATATAATGGGCTGGTGACTTGAGTTGTACTAGCTGATATATCTTTATTATTCATTTCGATTTTTGTACCATTGCTATTATAAAATTCTATTGTTAGCATATTAATATTACCAAGGTTTGAATTTTTAAATGTTCTGCTAGTAAAATATGGAGTTGCCATATAAAATTTTGTCCCTAATAGTTTGTCTGCATATAAATAAAATCCTTGTTTAGAACCAGTTGATAAAATTTTATCAGACATTAATTCTTTGATATGTAAAATAGTATATCTATCGTCAGATAACATACTGGCTTCGCTGGTATCAACTTCATAATCGTTTGGTGTATACGGTGCCGTTGCTCCGTATTTTAATGTAGTTTGTGAATATCTAGGTAATATTGCGTTATCCAATTTTATATATTTAACGTTAATAAATTGTTTCGCAATAATTGGGGCTGGTGTTCCACCTACATAAGTGGATGTTCCAGTTTTTGTATCAAAATGAGAAACTGCACCGATTGGATTAAAGTTAACTTGATAAGAGAAAGGATCGGGATATACAGATATATTGCGATCACGACTGTCAATATCTATACGATATTCTTCTATATATTCGTGCATAACGTTAGGATTGATATTATTATGTACTAATTCTCCTCTGTTAGTATAATCCATTGGTTGAATTATAGTTTTGTTAGGATTGTAGGCTGTAGAAAAATCTGACATTCTTCCATTTCTTGTAGTGTTAGTAGAAATACCGTTAAAATTTCCATTTGGATTAGCACCCATATAATGAGGTGGCGGATATTGTAAAGATGATGTAACTGGTTTACCAAAATTATTGCTATTTACACCAAAATGTACATTTTGCATTATATTATATTGATAGCAAACATATTATATTTATAAAAAAATATGTGTGTTAATTTTCGTTTTAATTAATAAGAATAATATATATAAGTATTTTATAATATAATGGAAGCACATTTTATGTCGAAGAAAAATATTGATAGTATATGTGGAGAATTTATAAGAAAAGTTAATGCTAATCCAACACAAGATAATTATTTTAAATATCAAAAATTTGTAAGTTCACAAATGGCAGATGTATATAATAGATACGGTAGTAAAAAACCAGTGAATATTAGTTCTAAAGAATTTATATCTAAAATGAATAAGAAAAGCCTTAACAATTGTGTTTCGATATATACGGATAAACTTAAATCTAGACCGATTAGCTCACCACCAATGATGCCACCTCAGCGTCCACAACATATAATGAAACCATCACAAACAACAAAACAAAGAGAAGGATTTAATGATGGATTTGCTCAATTTAATCCGTCAATAACTTCTGGAGTAATATCTGCAACTGGTGAAGTACAACCTCAGATGGTATTTGGAAATATAAGTACAGATGATCGCAAACGAGATATGTCTATGTCTCTAGATGATAGAATGAGACAACTACAAGAAGAACGAGGATATATAGATGCTCCAACTAGACCTCCAGAACCAAATTTTAGATTAGATGGAACTGATAGCAGAGCAGATAAAAGTAATGGAAATGATTCGAATAGTATGGGAAGCTTTACGGGATTATCTAGTGGACCAGAATTAATAGGTTCGAGTTTAGATGCGAGTTTTACACAGCCATTATTTATGGGTGGTGGAAAAATGCCACAAGATTATGGGCGTCAAGGTGTGCAGATGCCTACACAAAATCAATATGCATTGCCGAATAATCATCAAACGCAAGGACAAATTTCACCCGAACAATTTAATTTAATGATGCGAATTTTACAACAACAGGGATGGTCTCCTCCTACTCAAGGTCAATCAATGCCACAAATACAACCGACACAACCAGTACAACCTCCATCTATATCACCAAATTATAATATAACTGGTGATTTAAATTCGTTGATGCAAAGAGCAGAACAAGAAAGAAATCAAACAATTGGACCTGGACATTCAACACAACCGTTTGATCCATCTAAACCTATCAATATACCTAATATGCCAAATATGGGAGGTAATATAGATCAAATGTTAGCATACCAGCAACAAATGGCAAGTAGTCAACCAAATTTTTTTTTTGACTTGACTCAAATAAATACTGAAATAAAGAAAATAAATAGCGAACTTGAACAAATAAAAATAAAACCAAATTATATTAATCCAATTGCTTTAAAATATATGAACGATGAACAGCTCGATATTATTAAAATGAAATTAAAACAACAATTATTTGGACATTTATTTGACGATAAATTAATCGATATGGTTAACAATAATCGTGAACGTTCAACTAATAATATTTCCATAGGTAGAAATTACAAAAATGAGCTTGTAGATTTAATTAAACAAGCTACAAATATACATACACAAGTATCAAAAACAAACAAAAACGAAATAAACACAGGGATAATAAACCAAAAATCGCATAACATAGCTGTCGCTGAATCGGAGTCTGATGATGATATCGAACAAACAAATATATTGACCGTCGATATAAACAATATATCTACACCATTAATAAATAGTAATGAGACAAGTACAGAAGCCGATGATTTACAAAATGAATATATTGATATTAGTATAGATAGTTCTGAAAACACAACGCCTGATTTTTATAATGAATATACCGTTAATATTAATAATTTTGTTGATATTCAAAAACATGCCAATAAAACAATAAAAGAAATCGAATTAGTGCAATATCAATTGCCATATAACAGAAATAGTTATATAGGAGATTGTACATTTATATATTCGATTAATTATAAAGAAAATATTTTGCAGTTTAAACAAGGATATTACTCGTTTAATATGATTAAATTATTTATTGAACAAAATAGTCCTTTAAAGATAGACAATGAAGATAAGAAAACCGTAATATCGTCAGATAAACCATTTGAATTATTCACTAAAAATTCCATATCATTGTTAGCATATTTGGGTATGACAAAATCCGAATATTCAGGTGATAAAGTATACAGAAGTGAAGATAAATTTAAACTTGACAACTCGCATTTAATAAACGTATACATCGATTATTTAATAGAAAATAATCCATTTATTATTGATTTAGTTAATGGGACAAACAATATAAAACGAAGAAAAACAGCTGATGATTTTACATTAAAAGATTTATCATCAATGGCAATAAAAATAAAAGAATGTGATGGAACAAAATATAATTGTACTGACAAACATATTTTAGTTATAAGATTCTATATAAGATAATAAAATAAATTGTTATGATTAACAATTTATTATTTAATTTATATTAAAATATTCTTGGCGACATGCGTTTACTTTCAAATCTGGGGTCATACTCTTATGTATGCTATCGAAATCATAACCGTTTAATAAACGAATTATAAAATTAATTGAATATACCCCACATTCAGAGTTTTTATATTGATGTCGATTTCTATTGTACTTTAGTTCAGGATTTATACCTTGTTCTTTTAATTGACGACCAATACGACGCATAAACGCTACAACTCTACGTTCTGGAGCAATTCCATAAGAATCAAAATAATATAATTTTCCTTTATTTAAATCAAAATATCCCGAAACCCAATGAGAACCGCTTTGCCAATGCTCATCTAAATTATATATAACACCTAACTTAGAAATACCATTCTCTTTTAATTTCTTAATATTTATATTTTTAGTTCCATAATTAAGATCATCAAAATCTATGGGGACTGCACCTATAAATTTAAAATCTTTATATTTCTGCTCGTATTGCTTTAGAACTTCGTCGATATTTATTGTATTTAACCATGTAAATTTTCCTTGAGGACCTACTGGGCGAAATGCATTTTCTTTTATATTTTTTCTCATTTTCGCATCTTTAATATTTTTTATAAAGTTCTGTTGAACCCAACATAATTGATCATCACATTTCGAGAGTTTAGAATTAAGTTGTTTTATTAAAGTTTCTTTATATGTAGTTTTATCCGAAGCACGAGCTATACTTAACTCGATTTGACTATTGGGATATTCCTGGTTATATGCTTTTACCATTTCTATTATTTCTTCTAAATCTAAACACGAACCATTTGCATATGTTCTAGACGGTGCACATGCTTCTTGCTTATTATGTTTTCGTGTTGATATATCACAATGAGCCATTATATAAGTTAGACATATAAAAAATGAAAACTCAAATATATATTTATAGAATACCACTGAATTAAATATTGACGAGTAATATATAAATATTTATATATTATTGAGTAAAAAAATGATGATATAAATAATTAGTATATTTATATATATATTGTCTTTAACATGAATTCTCGATGTGCTATTTGTAAGCAATGTTGCCAAGAACATAATACTTGTTATAATATAAATGAATATTCTTTAATTCGTCGTGTTACTATAATTCCATATAGAAATTGGATTCCAGATAATATACAAGAGGAGCAAAGCAATACTTATCAAGGAGGAGCGATAGCAACGATGAGACACGAAATTTCATATTGGATGCCAGATAACATACAAGAAGTAGATTAATACATAACATCGTAATAAATCACGTCAATATGATATTGTGTTCATATTGAGATGCGTTTTATTTAATTTAATAAAATTAAATAAAATGTGAATTTTATAGATTTATTAATCATAAAAACCAGATGATGTTTTTAGAATTAATCACTGAAAACATCATCTGGTTTTATATCGTTTATTTTTTCTTTTTTCAAATCTGAATTTAATATATCTTTTCCATTATATAATTTGTCCACGATATCCATAATATATTCGTTGTTTTCCATTTCTTTATTCCACGGAATAGATTTAGTAATACGTACAAACTTATCTAATTTATCCTGATGATTTCTTAAATATTTTACATAGTTCCACATTTTTTCGAATTTATTTAAATTATTTTCAAACCACAATTTATTTCGTTGAATTGTTATATTACGTGAATAGTTTAATCTCCAATATAATACTTGTTCAAATATATAATTTGTATATTCATCTTTAGTAGTATACGTACTCAACGTTTCGACGATCCATTTATCACAATCGCTGGGGGACATTTCAATTGACGGTGGATATATGATTTTAGCATCGTCATAGATCATTTGTTTATATTTTTCACCAGTTAATTCGACTTTATTTTTAGGGATTAATTGAATAACAACACCTTTTTCACAACCACTATAACGAGATCTAAAAGGTTCATCTGAGCAAGTATCTTTAATAAAATCATCTCTAGATTTATACTCTGATATATCACATTGCCAAAAATCACACTCATTTAAATCGCAACATTCTAATTGTAATTGTACCTGTACCCAATAATAAATAGGACAGATTTCATCTATAACTGGACCTTCTGATAATATACGTTTTCTTCCTTTTATTCCAAACGGGCATTTAATTTCGAGCATTCTTCCTACATATTTAGATATATGTTTTTTATTATATTTATATGGACTACAGATACCATCTGGAGAAGCTGCTAGAAAGTCATATACTGGATGAGCAATTAAACCGAATTCTTCAATATATACGTTCATACGATACGAATATATCATAGTTGCAATCTCTTCATATTTTTTACCGTGATAACATGGAAGATTAGATGTAAATGGAGCACCAACAGTTTTCTTTAATATAAATTTATATTGTGGTTCGTAATGGTTTAAACCTAATACAGTACCTCCATCGCTGGCAGTTATTCTTCCTTCTCGCATTTTAAACCATGCATCAGAACGTTGTTCTGGTAATACAATTGCACGTAAAAACTCGAATTGTTTCAGTCTTTTATTATATATTTCATCTTTGTCATCATCTGTTTGTGTATCGTGAATCCAACATGAACCAAACGGCTCTTGTTTTGTTTGAACTAATATATTAGTTACGGGGTATGTATAGTTCTTACATGAACAATGATGTTTAGGTAAAGTATACGATTTCATTATTTCATCTATATAATTTTTCTTAGTTTTCTTTTTAAAATCAAAATAATAACCTGTATCAGATTTAAATAAATGAGAAGCAATATAATCTAAAATTTCATAGTTCTCGATATGTTGTTCAATTGATTTTACAATGTCCATTAAATTATATATTTGTATTTTAATTTGATTTATTTTAAATGTAGATATGTCCACTTTATTTTTTTTAATTATTTGTTTCGCCTCTTTATTCATAATATAACATTATATTATCTATCAATTATGTGTAAATTTATCAATTTTTAATCAACTAAATAATATAAATATTTATATTATTTATTTGATTAAACCATTCAAATTTATATAAGTCAATAGTAACATTTTACAACATAAATTAACAACTTTAAGTTTACTTAATACAGCATGTGTTTCTTTTTCGAATTGTTCTTTTGTTAAATTTTTATTAGCATATATTGTTTCCATTCTTTCTTCAAATGGAATTTGTTTATCACCCAACAATGTACCACAACAATGGCACCGCATATATAACATGTTTATCAATATATATATTGTATATTTAATATTTTATTTTCATTTTTTATTATTTATTTAATTAATATATTATAGATTAAGTATATAGGGGTTGTTTAAGTATCTAATGTACTTTGTTAATTTACGTTATTAATTTACTTTGTAGATTTACTTTGTAGATTTACTTTGTAGATTTACTTTGTAGATTTACTTTGTAGATTTACTTTGTAGATTTACTTTG